GCACGTTTAGTTTGACCAGAGTATCGAGATTTGTCTCTTTGTCTGAACGTCGTTCTTCACGTGTCATCAACCATTGAGCGAACCGTTCGATTCGAGTTGCAGTTTTCACTTCTTCAATTGGTTTATCTTGGGTCATCTTGAGAACGCTCCTTGATTAGTTGCAGCACGGATTCATTGTCAGACAATTCTTTTGCCTCTAAGATTACAAGGTAATTGGCTTCAGAACCTGCAGTGGTTTCTAAGTTCGAAATCCATAAATCTTGGACAACGATATGGTCAGGGTCGATAATTGCCATGCTGGCTAAACGAGTTCCTGCAGTAGTAGTCTCACGTGCCCAACCAATCTGTCGGTTGTCACTCGCATCCATCTCAGCGGTAACTGTACCACTTAGGGAAAGGATGCAATCCACGTCATCGCCACTGGCTTGAGAGATAGTCCACACGTAGAATTCCTTGACAACCATACCATGAGTTAATCGACCGTCGTTTAGAATCAAACGCTTTGTTGTGTTTGGTTCTACACGTCCTCGTAGAGTATGTCGCTTCACTTCTTCGCCTCCTTATGCGCTGCCTTAACTGCACGCTTGAAACCGCCTGTCTTCCACTTACCGTTCTTGGTCTTGTGCTTTGGAGCTATCTTCTTGAAGGCTGCTTTGTAACGTCGGTTGTATGCTGACACCTTACGCTTGGCTTTCTTTGGCTGGGCGATTGCATCTAGAGCTGTATTAGCTCCAGTTACGAATAACTCAGTGCCCGCAGCAATGCCAGCCTTGGCTTGTTCTGGATCGAGAGCAATGGCGTAAGCTATCGGCAGAGGAATGCCCATTGAGAGCAGTTGCCCGAGGCGCTTACTTTGTTCTTGGTTCAGTGTAAACACCTCACTGTTGAGAAAGAGCGAGTGCCATTGCTGCAGACTGTGATAGGGTTTCGACTGTGCATTCCATGACAATTGAAACTTGGCTGACTAAATCACCTGTTAGTTGGTCGACACCCAAGTACATTTGCTCAACAGCAACCAAGTAACCATTACGGAAATCTTCTGGAGAGATGTCAATCATATCACTTACTGATGTGTTGTTACCGTCTACAGCCGTTCCTACATTAAGTCGGCCCGAGGAGACAACGCTACGGTCTGTAAGGTCAACCATTGCAGATTGCGATTGAGTAGTAAGTTGATAGGCTGTCGCAGCGTTAGCCCCTGCTGGCCCTTGAACTGATTGAATAGGAGTACCGTATTGAACAGAGATACCGTGTATTCTTAGCACGCTTTTTCCGAGTGCATCCACATAAGCACCTAAATCAATTGAGTTTTCTGCAAAGTTAAGTCCGTTGGTTGATACTTGCGCTCTGATAAAGAACGAGTCTGATTTAGCCATACAACTGCCACCCCTCGACAGTGTATAAAGTAAACCGTTTGTGCAGTCCCCTGCAATCTGCAGCCCATCTTCGCGAGCGAAGCGAGTCAATCGGACAAACCACCCGTCCCCGACCTCCACCCCTATCAAAATAGCCCCCCCTATATTATTCTGCTCAAGGCTTTTTTTCAGCAGATATTAAATAACATTATTATTTAGCGTAATTCATGGCGAACCAATACTCCATAACCGTGAGCAACAGGGCTGATGCTGTCCTAAAACTTCTGAAGGAGAATAATTACAAGACTTCTCAGTGCATATCCGCGCTCATCGAGACTCTAGGATATGAAGCGACTGTACGTCTTGTGACATATCAACGTCGGATTACTAAGCTCGAGGAGGGAGAGGAATGATTTACAACGAAGAAATGATTTATGACGAAGGATATTGGGAAGGACTGCGTGTCGCATGGCATTTGATGTTCAGCGGTGTTCTTGGTGAACAACGTGACTTCATGGAAGTGCTGAAAGAATTAGCTAATGCTAGAGACAATGCCCGGGCAGACTTTGAACGACACAAAGAGGAAGAAAAGTGTTTCTATTGTGAAGAAAACAGCGACAAAGAATGCTTCTATTGCCAAGAGGTGGAAGAATGAAACTTGAATTCTGGTGCTTTAATTGTGATCGAAACAAGTCAATAAGCTCCATGGGTTTTTCAACCCGTTACACTCAGTTGTACCCTATTTGTAAACGGTGTGCAGAACATTACGATACTGTAGCATGGTTAACCGATGAGAAGTCTCATTCTCGCAGCTAAAAATACGGGATGAACATTACAGCTGCTCTGACAGCATCGACGCCACCGACCATAGCGAGAGTGAGAAATGAAACGAGCACGTTTAGTTTGACCAGAGTATCGAGATTTGTCTCTTTGTCTGAACGTCGTTCTTCACGTGTCATCAACCATTGAGCGAACCGTTCGATTCGAGTTGCAGTTTTCACTTCTTCAATTGGTT